ATGAACATGAATGACATTCTCGCAACAAGCGTGACAGAAGCCACGCCAGGTTTTGGCGCCGCAGTCAAAGTGCTCAAGGACAACTACAGCACACTGGTTGCACACCAAAACCTCATCACCTATTCTACAGCTGACATCTTCCACAGCTGCCCGCGCAAATATCAGATCAAGAAACTGCAAGCCGAAGCGGGCACAGCAGATCGCATCAATTCTCCCACCTTCGCGTTTGGTCACGCAGTTGGTGCGGGTGTTGCCGTTTACGACAAGACACGAGATATCAACGAAGCAACATGGGCAGCGTTTCTTGCATGGGACATTGATCTTTTCATGGAAGAACGCAAGGCTACACGCAGTGCAGGCAAGAGTTTCTTTGAAGCCATCTGGGCGCTGTATGCTTACGAGGAATTCTTCCAGACGGAAACCAATCTCGCAGAGTATGACTCTGTTAAGATCGAAGGGACCATTGCCATTGACTTTGAAGATGGCCATTTCTACAGTGGCCACATTGACGAAGTGCTTCAGCATCGTGAGACTGGCAGATTCCTGGTCAAAGAGAACAAGACTACTGGATTCACCAGCGTCGATCCCGTCATGTATGCCAACTCAGATCAGGCACTGTCATACGCAATCGTAGTGGACATGCTCGGTGGTACAGAATACTCTGTGCTCTACACAGTCTACAGTGCCTCCAGCCAGAAGTGGATGCAGTTTGAGTTCGTGAAGAATGCGCTCAAGAAAGCAGAGTGGATTCAAGATCAACTGCTTCTGCACCAGCAGATCGAGCACTACACAGAACTCAACTTCTTCCCCAAGCGGGGAAGATCATGCTTCAACTTCATGAAGCGCTGTGAGTTCTTCGAGACTTGTGAGTTCTCAACATCACACGCCTTCGGCAAGAACTTTGGTGACCTGCCACGCATTCAAAGCATCGCAGACATGCAGAAGATTGAACACATTGACTTTGCAACCACGCTGACAGAAATCACGCAGCGACAAAAGGAGAGACTGAATGAGCAACTCTGACAAGTTTGATGTGAAAAGCCTGTTTAAGATGCCCAAGGTAGTTCGTACAGGTGAAGTGAATCCGCACAAATACAAGATGCTGGATGCTGATCTTGCTGGGTTTCCTGGACAGCCCTCTCTCACCTTCGGTGACTCTGCACATGAAGTGTTCATTGGAGTTTGTCCGGCACCGATGGTAGGCATGGATTCCATGATTCCTTGCGGTATCAACTACGCTGCAACTGTCACATCAAAGATTCCTCTTTCCAACGATCAAGCAGCAGAAGCTCTCTGCGCAATCATGGAAAAGCTGGATTTGAAATATGTAGTAAGTCAGCGAGAAGGAACAGGTGCCGTGTTCCGCATTGCATTGGACAAGCAAGAAACAGAGCACACTCTCTCTGGCCCCATCTACAAATTCTTCGCAATCATAACTGTCGAAGTGGAGCAAGCAGATGTGGACCGCATCATTGGACTTCTCCAGCGGCAACTTCACCTGATGACTTCTCCTCCCTCCAACACAACTCCTCACTGAAAGACTCACATGAATCTGAATGATTACTCATCTGCCACGCGCGCAAAGGTACTTGTCTACGGTGCGCCGAAGACTGGCAAGACTGCACTCGTGGGAAAACTCGCAGAGCATTTCACGCTGCACTGGATGGACCTTGAGAACGGGATCAAAACACTACTCAATCCTGTGATCCTTGACCCCAAGTTTCGCAAGAATGTGAATGTGATTTCCATCCCCGATCACAGACTCTATCCCATTGCCATCGACACAGTGCGTGAAGTGATTCGTGGCGGTGTGAAAAAGATCTGTTCCTCCCATGGCAAGATCAACTGCCCTATCTGTGCAAAAGATGCAGAAGCCAAGCACTCTGAACTTGACCTTGCCAAGTTTGGAGCCAATGACATTCTCGTCATTGACAGTCTGAGCCAGCTGGCCAACAGTGCCATGAACAAGGGTATTCTCAAGGAACTCCAGAAGCCCGGTGGCGAAGAATACAAGAAGACATTCACAGACTATGCTGTGCAAGGTAGTCTGATGGAGCAAGTGCTCAGCTTCATTCAGGTGGTGGACATTAACGTCGTAGCCATCAGTCATGAACTGGAGAGTGAAAGTCTGGAAGGCCGTGAGAAGATTGTTCCTGTTGCTGGCACGCGCAACTTCTCGCTGAACGCTGCCAAGTATTTCGACAGCGTAGTGCATTGTGCAGTGGTCAACAAGCAGCATCGCGCGTACAGTTCCAGCACCTACAGCCCCACGATCATTACCGGATCACGGCTGGCTGTGGATGTGGATGAGAAGAAAGGCGGCGAACTGTCTCTGCTTTCTCTCTTTCAGAGGGGTTGACAATGAGTTCAGAATACCGTACACTGAAAGACATTTTCACTGATGTTTTGAGAGCGCCTTCTATGCCTACTCCTTCCACAGAATCTGATCCAACTGGCAAGAGCCAGCATGAACCCGGCGCGAAACTGGATTCTGGTAAAGTTCTTCCGTGGCTGTGCATCAGTGGCTTTGCTCACGCACTCACTGCTATTGCAGATGTGACAACGAAAGGTGCACAGAAGTATACTCCCAACGGCTGGGTGACTGTACCCAACGGAGAAGAGCGATACATGGAAGCATTCGGGCGTCACATGATGGCGCTTGGCCGCGGAGAAACAGTTGATCCTGACACGCAATGCTTGCACAAAGCACAGATGATCTGGAATCTTCTGGCGTCTTTGGAACTGGAATTGCGTAAGGCTGCTGGCTGGGAACGTAGCAGTTACTTCAAGCCGTCAGAACAACTGATCCAAGAGATTCTTTCAAACCGCAACCACGGAGGCACTGACTAAACCGCAATCCACACAACTCAACCCAATCCTTTCTCAATCTTTTCAAATCTTTTTTCAAACACACATCATGTCCAAAGCAACTTTCTCTGACCTCGACGCCCTGATGAACGCTTCGATGGATGATATCGAAGACCTGCCACCTGTCGGTGTTCCTCCCACGGGCCATTACTCTTTGCAAGTTTCTGCTTCGCGCGAGACTTCGGAGAACAGCGGCAATGAATACATCAAGTTCAGCTACGTCGTGGAAGCTGTGAACGAGGTGAAGAACCCTGAAGAAGAGAAGCAAGCGGCCGTCGGCCAGAAGTTCTCGCAGATCTTCTCACCGTTCAAGAAGGATGGCACCATCAATGAGTTCGGCATCGGATTCCTGAAGGAAGCCTGCGCGCCGTTTGCTCAGCATTTCGGCACTCAGAACATGGGTGAAACCATTGCGCAGATCGACAAGGTCACGGTGGCTGCATCGCTTGTCCGCAAGCAGAACAAGAAGGAAGCGGATCGCTTTGACTTCTCCCTGCGTGACGTCGTGATCCTGTAAGGGTTTCCGACTTCATACTCCAAGAGCCCACAGCTTTATTGTTGTGGGCTTTTTCGTCTGAGGTCCACATAACTCAAATCATTATGAAACTTGCATTCTTTGGCACTCCCTTGGATCGTGCGTTTCTTCCAAGACTGAATGAAATGATCGGCGCTCACAGCGTCAAGGTGAGCCTGGCAACGGAGGAGTATCTTGCTGGGCTTGCAGCTAAGATCAAACTACATGATCTGGATGGCATCATCTGCACGAATGCAGACATGCTGCCCATGCTGCTTGGCACTCAGCTAGATTTTCGTCATCCTCTTGACAAGCGTGGACTCAAGCGGCGCCTCACACTGGATGATTACGCTGGCTCATTCTTCACCATTCCTGCTCATGCACTGGGAGGAACTAAAGATGCGCAAGTTCTCATTCTCAATCCGCTGCAACATCTGGTCACGACGGCCGAAGGCCCATTTGTTTTCAAGCGATTCATCAGCAAACTTACCAGGCCCGAAAGTTGGTTCCCGCAGACTGCATTCACATGGGAAGTCTGGAAGCCAGAATCAAGTGCAAGGCTGCTGGAGAAATTCTCACATGCCAGACTACTCGCAGTTGACATTGAAACCTATGTGGGCGACGATCTGCGACGCATTCATTGCGTTGGCTATTGTGGCTTGTTTAGCGACGGCAGCACTCACTCTGTAGTTGTTCCATTCAAGGACATGCTGGCTCATCAGTTTGTACGCAACCTGAATGCCTCAGCGCCGCCCAAGATATTCCAGAATGGAATGTATGACAATCTCTACTTTCTGCGCTTCAATGTGCCAGTGCATAACTGGCTCTATGACACGCAGCATCTGTTCCATTCCTGGTATTCAGAACTGCCCAAGCGTCTAGATTTCATCACTGCATTCTCTGTGCGGCGTATCAGATTTTGGAAAGATGATGCGGCCGGCGACGAGTTCAGCCTGTTTGAATACAATGCGCGTGATTGCTGGGCAACTCTGAATGCTTGGTGCTCCCTCATGCTGGAAGTTCCTGAGTGGGCGCTGCGTAACTACCTGATGGAGTTCCCACTGGTCTTCCCATGCCTACACATGGAAGCAGATGGTCTGAGCCTGGATCGTGCAAAGTTTGACGAAGCCAAGGCAGCTGCGGAAGCTGCAGTAGAAAAGCAACGTGCAAAACTCCACGCATGGTTTGGACCCAGCTTCAATCCTGCAAGTCCTGACCAGTGCAAGAGACTGCTCAAGGTTCTGGGAATGGGGGAAGTGGAGAGCGCAGACGCAAAGGCTATGACTGCTTGCGCGGCTGTTCATCCATTCAATGAACTCATCGTGTCTGCCATCCTTGCATATCGCAAGCAGGCAAAACTTCTGTCCACCTATTTCGTTTGGGAGAAATTCTGGAATGGCCGACTCTACTACAAGACAAACCCTGCCGGAACTGATACAGGTCGCCTTGCTAGTACTGAATCAAGTTTCTGGACCGGACTGCAAATTCAAAATATACCTCAAGGTAAAGCAGTCAAGTCGTGGATCATGGTTGACAGCGACTGGGAAGGACTCGCAGAAGGGGACTATGCTCAGAGTGAAGCTCGATGCGTCGGATACATGTCCGGATGTACGAGTCTCATTACTCTCGTGGAGTCAGACAGAGATTATCACAGTTGGAATGCTCACAAGTTCTTTGGAGTCCCTTACGAAGAAGTCAGCAAACCGCTTAGAAATCTCTCCAAGCGTGTCAACCATGGGTCGAATTATAACATGGGCGCAGCAGTTCTCCTCGACACTATGGGTCCGAAGGCGGTTGCAGAGGCCCGCAATCTCCTTAAACTTCCGGCGCGCTGGACGCTCCAGCAAGTCTGCACACACCTCCTGAAAACATACGAGCAAACCTACCCAGAAGTGAAGAAAGATTGGTACGATGAAGTCAAGCGTACCATCAAGCTGACCAAGAAACTGGTCAGTCCCCTTGGTTGGACTCGGCATTTCTTTGCTGACCCAACTGCATCCAAACCAGCACTTAACGCGGCAGTAGCACATGGACCTCAAAACTTTTCTGTGGGTATCATCAATCGTGTCTTTTATCGCATTTGGCACGATTCTGTTTATGGAGATTTACGGGACAAAGTCAGGCTCAAGGCCCAGATTCATGACAGTCTGTTCTTTGCTTATCGTGGGGCTGACACTCCTGGTGTTGTTCTTGAGCGAATGAAGGAGAGTGTTCAAGTCAAGGGCACGGATGGCGTAGTGAGAACTATGACCATCCCGCCTGACATGAACTCAGGTGAGAAGTATTGGGGAGACTTGAAGTGAGTGTTCAAACTCTCTCCGATTTGTACTTCAAATACACTGAGAAGACAGAACCTCCAATGGTGTTTCATCGCTGGAGTCTTATGTCTTGTCTGGCATCCAGTCTCGGCCGGCAATTCTACCTGCCATTCGCAGACTTTCGCATCTTTCCAAACATGTATGTGATGCTGATTGGTGACCCAGGCACGAGAAAGTCAACGGCCATCAAGACAAGCAAGCGCATCCTGAGTGCTTCTGGCTATGACAAGTTCTCAGCTGAGAGAACATCCAAGGAGAAGTTTCTGCTGGACTTGGAAGGTGTGGAAGACGACACCGGCACGGTGAAGGATGCCAGCACTGTGATGCGTAATCTCTTTGGAGACGACTATGCTAACGCTGACCCTCGTGAAGTTTTCGTTGTTGCAGATGAGTTCAACGAATTCGTTGGCTCAGGGAATCTTGAATTCCTT